GGCCATCGATCACACGTCCATGCGAACCAGTGCGTCAACCGTATCGCCGTACATCATGGGCGCGATGTACTTGCCATTTCGCTTACGATTATGGATCTTTCCGTTCTTGCCAACCACAGTCCACGAGTCGCAGTAGTCCAAACACGACTGGCAGACGCGGCCATATAAATCGACAAGAGCGTCATAATTTATACCATACACTTCCGTAAGGTAATCTGAAAACTCAGCAACAGGATGAACAGCGCTCCGCTCCGTATACTCACGAACGTTCTCACGCCCACCCATCTCGGCAAGTTTTGTTGCCCGAACGTCAAGATAGGGGGTCTCGGAGAGTGCTTCCGATGTTTGCAACAACAGGTCCTTTATACCAGGCACGTGCCGATGTTCATAGGCGGCACAGAGATACTTGCCGGCCATGTAATCACGATCGTTAACCTGCAGATTACGATTAGATCTGAGGTTAATCTTTGCCAACACGCGCCCGAATTGCGGGACGGGACGGGTACCCACCGAGCTACGCACATAACGCTTCCGATAAAAGGTAGCGTGGTGACGAGTGGACTGTGGCACAACCTCAGCAGTCATACCGCTCACTGAGGTCACAGCTTCAACAGCGTCCTTGAACTTCGCCTCATCACCTGCGATAAACCCGAGGTAGTCGTCCCCACCATGAATGTTCGTACTCTCCTCGATCGAAGCGCGCTCCAGCGCAGCTTGAATCATTGCCATGCTCACATACGAATTGCCAGTAGTGGTAGTGGTTTCTCCCGACCACCGCTGTCCTTTTACGTGTGCAGTCACACCATACCGCGTCCACACACGAACTTCAGTTGTCTTTGCGAACTCACGTACGAACCAATCAGGGGCTCCCATTTTTCGATAGAGCATCGCCTCATACTTACGAAACTCTTTCGATTGGCTCCCATCGTTATTCTTCATGTCACTCTCCACAGCCTTACCTACAGCAGATTCCATGGTGTCACCGAGCTCCTCACCGGATACACCACAGGCATATATAACAATATTGCCCACGTTACCGGGATTCCTCTTTGAAAACACCATTTTCATGCGGCGGTTTAGCTCCATCACCACCGCGCCAGTTAATGCATTATACATGTCAGTTCCTTGGTATATAATGCGAGGCTGGCTGCCATGCGGCTTGAGGAGAACTTCTTGTTTCGCGAACACATGTTTAACCCCCATGTCAGTGCCCCAACAATCTCCTTCCAACGCCTCTAACAAACGCTGCGCCTTACCGCCACTGCATGTTGCAAAGTACTCTTCCAAGAGATCTTTGTCAACTCTGATAGTGTCCAACGGCTCAAACTTGGTCATGAGAATCTGATGACCACGCCGAAAGGCACTAATATCTTC